CGGCACCGCCACCGCCGCCGCCCGAACCGACGTTTGTCGACGTTCGCAAACCGCCCGAGCCGCCGCCACCGACAACCAACACGTCAAACAAGCCGCTTTTTGTCACCGTGAGTGTTGACGACGATGTAAACGTCAACAACGTGTAATTTACGCCGCCAACGGTAATGCTGCTACTTGTGCCGCCGGTGGCCGTGCCGTACGTGGCACCACCCGCGCTAAAAAAATTTCCTGTTGACGCCGACAACATGACAAGCGTGCCGCCCCCGTATTGCGTCAATGCCAACGAACCGGCCGTGTTGATCGTGACACCCGCACCGGCCGTAATGGTGCAAGTACCCGCGCCTTTATTGGCAATGAAAATCGTGTCACCGGCGCTAAACACGCTGTTGTTTACCGTAATTGTGGTGGCGCCCGCATTGTTCATTACGACGCGTTTGCCGGCGTCACCCACGACAAGCGTGTAGTTGGCCGTTTGGTCATTGATCGGTAGATTGGTTATGTCGTTTAATTGCGCGGCCGTCAACACGGCCCCGGCGACGAACGGAAATGGTGTAGTCACGGCACCTACCTTAGCCCAACACGTTAGTGCTATCGATGACACCATGCACGGCGTCATCAAGTATCAGCAAATACACAATGGTGGTGTCGGCGGTGTAGAACGTCAGCGTGTGGCCGCCGCTTAATTGGATTGTGCCGTCTATGCCCTCAACGGTCAATTCGCTTGTAATGGTGCCGTAATTGGGCACGTTGACGGTTATTTCTATGGTGTCGCCAATGTCAACGGCGGCCACGGTGTCGCGTTGGGCCTCTGTAAGCAACGCCAAATTGGTTGTCAACGCCGTTAGGCGCGGTTGCGGGTACGGCGCTAACAGATACTCGGCCGCCGCCGTGATTTGCCCGGCGACGTGCAACAACGATTGGCTTATGTCGCGGGCTTGCACAAAATAGGTGGCTTGGCTGCCGGCGTCGGCGTCGGTGGCGGTGGTGCCGTCGAGCGCGGTGACGGTGGCCCGGTTGACTACTTGGCGGGCGTCAAATTCGATTTGCACGTTGATGTATTTCATGTCGGTGCCTTGATCGCTGAACACGGCTACCGGGCCGCTCAACGTGGTGCCCACGCGGTTGTCAAACGTCAACGTGTTGTCGGCCGACATGAACAAACGCCCAAATTCGGCGGTGTTGTTAATCTGCTGCAAGTACGACAACACGTTGGTGCCGGCCGGCACGTCGTACGCGCTCGAGTGCCCCAAATCCACGGTGCCCGCCGCAATGCTTGTGGCGCCCGTGTAATCCACCTCGGGCAACGCCAACACGGTGTTTATGCGCTGCCCGCTCGTTTCGGCCGCCGGGTTAAACGCGTCCATGAACGTGTTGCCTAACGGCCAAAACCCGTCAACACAAACCACCGTGATGATGTTTTGCCGATCAAGGTTGTATTGGTAGTCATACGCCTCGACGTAGCCGTGAAACAATTGTGTGGCCTCACGGAATACGCGTACTTGCCGCATCGGCGCCAAACCCGGCACGTTTTCGGCGGTATCCCAATAAATGCTTGTTTCGTCGTACGGGTTGAGCAACCCGCCCGCCAACGTGTCATTCAGCGTAAACGTCAGTTTGCCGGCACCAAATTGATCGTACGGTGTGCGACGGCCGCGTTGGTACGAAACGCCCGTGACGTAATCGGTTATGTCGGCGTATTCAGTCGCCGCCGGCCCCAACACGTCGGTGTTAAGAATGCCTTTAGTGGCGCTGTCCAACCGAAAACTGAGGCTGTCAAACCCCGTGTCGATCTCAACGGTGTAGTCACCGGCTGACGCTACGACGCCGGGCATTACGCCACCGCAATGTCAATCACGCCGTTGCGACGGTTGTATTGCCGCAACGCGTTAACAATCACGTCGGGCAACGTGGCGTCGGCAACCGTCGAGTACACGTTGACGGTGACGTTGCCCATTTGCGGCGCTTTACGCAACGGGATAACGGCCTCGGGGCCGCGCTCACCGATCATGGCCAACGTCGGCCCGGTCACAATGCCGCCCTCTGCAAGCAACGGGATTTTGGGCACGCTGAACCCTTTACCGCCGATGCCCGGCACCCAATCCGGCACCTTAAACGACAATTTGCCTATTGTGCTGTTCCACAACGATGCAATGCCGTTAAACACGGCCTTGTAAAACGCCAACACGCCGTTGAGATAACCCTTGATCAGATCAAGCGAAAACTCGACACCCGTCTTGATTGCCTCAAACAACGTGTTAACAAACTCTCTAAACGTTTCCGATTTTTTGTATGCGATGACAAACGCGGCCGCCAACGCCGCCAACGCCACAATCACAATGCCAATGGGGTTTGCGGCCATGACGAAATTAAACGCGGCTTGCGCGGCTTTAACCACAATGAGCGTGGCTTGGTAAACTTTCATTGCGGCGTTTACCGCCAACACGGCCACCGCCACGCCGCCAATGACGCCCGCGAACACCAAAAACAACGTGCTGTTTTCCTGTGCCCAATTGGCCAACGGCACCAATGCACCCAACAACGCGTTTATTGCCGGCAGCAACGCCGCGCCGATGCTTTCTTGTGCCTCGCCCATTTGGATCGACAAATTTTTCATTCTGCCCGATGTGGTGTCGGCGGCCTCTGCCGCTGCACCCTGATGAATGGTCAACGCATTGAGAATGTCGTCAAATTCGGCGCCGACGCCTACGACGGTGCGTAGCGACGGATCCATTTTGTACAACGCGGCCGTCGAGCCGTTGACGCCTTTAGCGAGCGCCGTCACTACCGTGTTCAGATCGTTGCCGGTGGCGGCCGCAATGTCTTGCGCTCTAATGAGCAAATCTTGGGCTTGGTTGGCTGACCCGGTGGCATTCGCCAATTCGGCAAAAGCCGGCCTCAAATCGTCGTCGGCCGTGGCCGTCAATTTGGATTGAGCGGAAATAAATTCCTCAACTAACCGTATGCCGTCTTCGTTTTCCATTGCGCTACGACGCAACACGCCCGCCAATTGCTCTTGGGCAACCTGATCTTCCATAGCGGCTTTTGCCGACGTGCCCAACGCCGCCGCCAACCCGGCGACGGCGGCCGTGGCCGGCACCACCGCTTTTTTGAGCGCAAATTGGGCTTTAGCCCCGGCGCCCTCTAATTGCTTAAATTCCTCAATGGCGCGGCCGATGCCCTTGCCGTCGAATTCTGTGACGATTGGAATTGATACGGCCATGATTACCCGATTTCGTTTTGCACGCGCCGCATCAAATCGTCAACGATTTTTTGCACCGCGTCAAGCACGCTGTCCTTGTGTTTTTCGTATGTCGGCCATAGTACTCGTGACGGCCGGCCAAATCGTGACGATAATTTGTCGATCATCATTTGGCCGCGCTCAGTAGTGCCGCCGGCCTTGCCCGCCATGTCAAACAATTCGATTGCGGGATTTTTGGCGCGAATGTAAAACGTCGCCAAATTGGTGTAAAAACCCGCCGAATGTCGGCGCGGTTTCTTGCCGCTCACACCGGCTTGCACGTCCTTGTTCTTAAAATAATACGGCAAAATGGCGTTGGCGCCGCTCGAGCGTCGGGCTTGCGCGTCCAACCCCGCCACCACGTCGCGTTTAAACGTGCTCGACGCCACCGGCCGACGGCGGCTTGGATCCCAATCACGCGCAAAACCTGACAACGGCGGTTGTTTCGGCAATGCCGCTTGTATCGCGGCAACGACACCCGACACCACCTCTTTGTAGCGTTTCGTCAAATCTCGACGCGCCGATTTGTCAATGTCGTTTAGCGCCCGCAACGCGTCTTTAATACCGACAACCTCAATTTGTGCGTCAACGGCCACGGTTGGCCCGCTCAATCTGTCGTTGCTGCTCGTTAATCACGTGTACAACGGTAGCCATGTCGTATTCGTCAAATTCGACGTTTGGCGGCCACCACCCGGTAGCCACAAGTATTTCGGCTAACCGGCGTCGATAGCCGGCCCCGTAGGGTTTACCGGCCCCGTATCAACGGGTGTGGGTGGCCCGTCCAACGCCGCCTCGTAATCGGTCAACGACATGCGGCCCAATTCGTGTTTGGTGCGTTGCAACGCGTACCACGTCAACACCACCATGTCAACGGCGCGTAAATCGTTTGACAATTGTTGCATTGACCGTTTGGTGTGCCGTTCCCAATTCAGCACGTCAATAAAACGGCTTTCTACGGTGTGCGTCTGCCCGTCAACGGGTATCGACCATTTAATGATCACGTCGCTTGGCCCGGTGTGTGCTTACGACGTGGCGGCCGCGTAGGTGCCGCCGGTGAACGTCAATTGCACCTCGCCCAATTCGCCAAGATTGGCGGCCAACACGTCCATTGCCTCAAGGTAGGTGTTGGTCAGACTGAATTTGGGGTTGGTCGCGCCTACGGCGGTGCCGTCCACCGGTGTGCATTCCACGTAGCATTGCGTCCCCACAAGCGGCGCCAACGTCGCGTACACCTCGGCGTTTTCGTACGATTGATTAAACGTCACCACGAATTGGTTGCTGTTCATGCCGGCCTGATAGAAACGGTCACGGCTTGCCATGCTGCTGCTCTCGAGCGCGTCGGCTTGACGGGTCAGCGTGGCAGATTTGGCGAATTCCGACAGATCAACGGCCGATCCCGACGCGGCACCAATCTTGACCTCGGGCGCTGAGTAGTACACGGTTTGTGGCATCGCCATAGTTATTCCTCGCTTTTCGTTGTCTTAGTTCTACCACGCGGCGCGGCCGGTTTTGCGTCAATCGGGCGTACCGCGCCGATAGTCAGCAAATACCATTCGTCCAATTCCGTCATGGTTTCAGCGTCCACAACGTCACCCGGCTGTTTGTCGTCGTAGGCCTTTATGACCTCGTAGCGGCGGCGTGTGGCGCTCATGGCCCGATCTTAGCTCCAATGGTCAGCTCGTACGACGCATAGTCTTGGCTGCCTATCGTCGTGACGGCCGGGCGTACGTCGGTCAACCCGATTTGTGCTTGGCGTACCTTGTCGGCCAACTCGAGCAACGTTGACAAGCATTTGTAATCGGCCGGGCCGATGCCGATGATGCGAACCGTGAACGTCATGTCGAACACAAGGTTGCTGTTCATGCGGATCACGGGCGCGTCAACAAACGCACACGGCGGGTTCAGATTGCGCGGGTCATCGTACGTAGTCAGCCCGGTTATGGCCTGTATGCGGTCAACAACGTTGTCGTACCCCAACTTAAACGCGTTGTTTGTGGCGGTCATGCAACGGCCGGCCTACCGACACCCAACAACCGCATGATTTGGCCCATGCTGCCGCCGGTGGGTGCCCCGGTTGCCAACGGGTCAAACGACGCGTATTGATCAATGCTGCCTCTTTCGCGGTACATCGCGCCCGCAAACATGATCGTGCCCAAACGTACGTCTTGGCTTGGCACCGTTGATAGCGACGCGTCAAAATAGCCGGCCTCAGCGCGTTTGCGGTACGCCCATGCGTTGGCGGCCGCAACCGCAATCACCAATAGGTCATAGTCGCTCGACGGGTTGGTGACGGTGAACCCCAACCAATCCTCAACGTCGGCAACGCTGACCCACGTGCATGTCAACGTGTAGGTGATTGTGCCGGTGGCGGCGGTGCGCTCTACGTCGCTTGCGGTCAACGCAAACAACACTTGATTGGGCAACAACACGGACGTGTCGTACAACAAATCGCCGTAGGTGTCGGTGCCGGTAAACAAGTATTGCGGGCACGCCACCGCAACGTAGGTGCCGTTAAACCCGGCAAGGCCGCTGATCGTAAACGATTGACCGACGACGATTTCGTTGGCGGTCAACGTCTGTACGACGCCGTAATTGTCTTGCAACTGTTTGCTAACGATTGTGTACGTGGCCATGCCACGGCCCCCTAACCGTTAGGCGATTGCAATCGATTGGATCATCGTTGCGTCGGTGACGAACGTTGCGAAATACCCGTAGTAGGTGAAATTGCGGCCCAACAATTCCGGGTCTTCTTTCGTCATGATGCCACGCACGTTTTCGTAGCACTCGAACCCGGCGGCGCGAACCACCAACAACGTGTTGGCGGCAAAATTGTTGTCCACCACCAATTCGAGGCCCATGACGTTGGTCTGCAGATACGACAACTGTGCCGCGCTGCCAAGCACGTTGACACCCAACAACGACGGGCTGTTGGCGTATCCGAACACCGGCCGGCTGTCGGCGTCCAACTGTCGGCCGAT